AAAGCTCTTGGAGATTGGGAAGAAGCAAATAGTAAACTTGAAGCTTTGGATGATCTCACTGATGATAGGTATCCGTCCCTTTTTGATTAGGCGATTAGGTTGGGCTTTACTTTCAATAGGTAAGCCCTTTACTTGTATCGGCAACTGGTTTTGGAAAAAACATCGTGCAGTATTAAACTGGAATAAAAAGTGATACGTCATCAGTTCTTAAAGCCCATGCATTTAAGAAAGACACAGTTTCTTCCCGTATATAAAAAAGAAGATTTAAAGCTCATACGTACTTTACCCGGTGGAGTTAAACAGTACAAATTAAAGACAGGAAGGTCTGATGCCAGTAATAAACGCGGCAAGCAAGTTCTTTAGTAATTCAAAGGACCATACAAATACAAACCAGACAACCTTGTACACGGTACCAAGTAACCATTCGGCTGTTGTTAGAGCATTAATAGTATCCAACACAGATTCTACAAATCGTAATGTGACAATAAAGTGGCTTGACTCTTCCGCTTCAGCTACACTCAATATTCTTGAGAACCATCAAATTACCGCAAATGATTTTGAAGCAGTTCTCAATGACAACGTGCCGTTATATCTTCACGCAGGAGATATTGTGTACGCTACGGCTGCTACAGCCGATACCATTCTTACAACTATTTCTGTTGAAGAGTATTACGACCCTAATCGCTAAACTGCCCAAAGGAGAATACCCAAATGGCAATCACAACAGCAATGTGTTCTAGCTTTAAATCTGAACTTCTAGGTGGTTTACACGACTTAGACACAGATTCACTCAAGTTAGCACTTATCAAGGCATCACCGTCAGGTACATACAATGCCGCGACAACAAACTATTCAAATGTAACTGGTAACTCTGATGAAGCATCAGGAACTAACTATTCTGCTGGTGGACAAGCACTAGACTCTGCAGCTATCTCTCTTGATGGCACTACTGCTATTGTAGACTTTGCAGATGAAGTGTTTTCAAACGTGACGATAACTGCTTCTGGTTGTATCATCTACAATACAGCAAACTCAAACTCAGCCATCTGTGTTATTGATTTTGGTGGAAACGTATCTGCTACTGCTGGTGATCTTACAATTCAGTTCCCCGCTGCGAACGCATCTAACGCTGTAATTCGTATAGCTTAGAGACTAAGCCATGTCCTTTTACGACGCTGCTGATGCTATCTACGGTTCCGGTCAATACGGTGCAGCTTCCTATGGAAGAGCGACAGGTATTGTAACTTTAACCGGGGTTAGCGGCACGTCTGCAGTAGGATCGATTACACTCGTTTCAATAGCGACTATATCAGGTGTTAGTGCTACGGGGCAGGTAACTGCAGTAACAACAGCTAATGATAGCAGCAAAACAGTAGCATCTGTAGCAGGAACGTCTGCGCTAGGATCTGTGACAACTGTAATAAATACTTTTTTAATCACAGTTGCCAACAACGGATCAATAAATCGTTACTACAGCAGGGGTGTAGAAGCTCCCGTCTTAACCTTTGCCAGAGGTAACACCTACACGTTTGACCTGTCTGACAGCAGTAATTCAGGCCACCCGTTGCGATTCAAAGACGCTGTTTCTGGATCGTCTTATACTACTGGCGTAACAGTTAATGGAACAGCCGGAAATGCGGGTGCAAATGTTCAGATAGTTGTAGATGCTAGTACCCCTAGTACTCTTTTATACTATTGTACAGTACACGGTAACGCGATGGGTAATACCATCAACGTTACATTTAATACAGAATATGTAGCGGTTTACGGCAGTGGTAAGTATGGTAAGGCCAAGTACGGTGTGGCTTTTAGTACAAAGCAACTTACTGGCGTACAGGCTACAAGTGCATTAGGCTCAATAGAAGTCACTACAGAAGAAAATCTGGCTAGTGTCTCTGCGACAGGTGCCATTGGAACTGTTCAGCCTAACATATCTAAGACTGTTACTGGTGTACAGGGTGCAGGGCAAGTAAACTCAATTGTTCTTAACGGTCAAGCACTGCTTACGGGTGTAGTTGGAACAGGCAGTATTAACACAGTAGGCGGTGGCGTTAAAACATCCCTGACAGGTGTACAGGCTACAGGTTCTGTTAACACACTGGTTGAGGATGTTACCGAAGCTCTGGCTAGTGTTCAAGGAACAACTGCTCTTGGAACAATTACACCATCAGGAGTTACTACGACTTTCAACGCTGCTAACTTTAGTAGAGCAAGAACGGTGCGTTTAATAGAATTACAGTCATCACGAAGGGCAGCATAAAATGGCTTTAAAATGGCAAGATAAAGATCCTGATGATCAGATAGATTACTCAATTGACTGGGAAGCCCAACTTGGTACTAACACCATTAGTAGTGTAATATGGAAAATATTTACTAACGGTGCATTTGCTACATTTACTCAAGGCACCATCGTAGATGGATTACAGTACGTGAGTAGCACAAATACTAATACAGTGGCTACAATATATCTTGGTTTGGGTACAAACTTTTCAACATACAATATAATATGCCGTATGACTGCCAGTGATTCAACGATTATAGAACAGGAAGTTAGACTTCGTGTGGTGGAGAAAAACTAGATGGCGTATGATTTTCTTGGACTAACAAACGATGTATGTCGTAGGTTAAATGAAACAGAGTTGACATCCACACAATTCGGTACCACTACAGGGGTGTATTCTCAAATAAAGGACGCTGTAAACGCTGCTATACGAGACATAAATCAATCACATTTTCAATTTCCATTCAATCACAACTTTGACACAATTACTTTGACTGCGGGACAGCTACGGTATCCATTACCTGCCAATGCTAAATATGTGGATTTTGATACGGTTCGTCTTCAGCGTAGCACTACTCCGTTAGTTGAAAATGCTCGTAGATTGACACAACTATCTTACGATGAGTACATAAGTCGGTTTATTGATGAGGAGTATAAAACAGCTTCTCAAGGTACTACTCCTGAATACGTTATAAGATCACAAGATAACGACATAATTTTTGCTCCTATTCCTGACGCAGCATACTCTGTGGAGTACGAGTACTTTATGTATCCGGCTGATCTTCTAAATGATACAGATGTACCTACAATTCCCTACAGATACAGACACGTTATTACAGACGGTTCTATGTACTACGCATATATGTTTAGAGACAATATAGAGTCTGCACGTACTTCTTTTCAAAAATTTGAAGACGGAATGAAGCGTATGCGTATACAGAATGTAAACGAGAATATTTATGCAAGGGCGGTTTAAATGCCTGATCGTTGGACTACTAACGCCTTTGAACTTAAAGGTGGTTTAATTACGAATTTATCCCCGTTGCAACATGGTCTAGGTGCGCCGGGATCTGCTCGTATCCTACGTAACTTTGAACCATCACAGTCTGGTGGGTACCGACGTATTGAAGGGTACAGTAAGTGGAGCAGCAGTGCTCTTTCAAATAGTGGCCCTGTTAGAGGGCTTGTATATTATGGCGGAAATGTATACGCAGCACGAAACACTGGACTCTACAGATCAAGTGGCAGTGCATGGACAGAAGTAACCAACAATGCCACCTTTAGTAGCGCGGGTGTAAATTTAAATGCTGGTTCTGGTAAAGTACGTTTTTTAAAATACAATTTTGACGGTACAGAAAAGATTATGGTAGTAGACGGTTCAAGTAAGCCGTTTACTTTTAACAACACAGTATTTAAGTCTCTAAGCTCATTGTCCTCTGACTTTACCGGAGCAGACTTTGTAGTAAATTTTAAAAATCACATATTCATAGCAAACAACAGAAAGCTCCTTTTTTCTGCACCCTACGAAGATGAAGACTTTACAAGTGCGTCGGGTGGTGGTATAATAAATGTAGGCGATGAAGTAACAGGCTTAATAGTATTTCGTGATCAACTTATTATATTTAGTGAAGGTCGGATTAATCGTCTTGTAGGTAATAGTGTAGCTGACTTTGCACTACAACCCGTATCTCGTGATCTTGGTTGTGTAGAGGCAGATACCGTACAAGAAATAGGTGGTGATATTATATTTCTGGGACCAGACGGTCTTCGTACATTTTCTGCCACTGATAAAATAGGAGACTTTGGACTAGCAGTAATATCAAAGCCAATTCAGACTGAGATGTTGGATTTGGTAAATACAAATTCCGTGTTTTCAAGTTGCGTTATACGTGAAAAGAGTCAGTACAGAATATTTGGATATAATAGTTCTATTCAACCTACTGGTTCTAAAGGTATAGCAGGAACACAATTACAAGATGGCATTGCATGGAATGATTTAAGAGGATTTAAAGTATACTCTGCTTGCAGTGAATATGATGGTACTACAGAGTACGTGTTTTTTGGCGGGGATGATGGCTACGTCTATAGAATGGAACAGGGTAACACTTTTGATGGTGTTAATATAACCGCAACATTCGCTACACCGTTTGTCCCATTACAAGATCCAAACCTACGAAAAAC